CTTTAGTTGATTCAGCATACATTGAAGCTAGAAGACCCGCAGAAACAGTGTTTAGTGTAGTTAATAATGGCACTAGTGCTTATACTTTTAGTGGTGATGGATTCCCATCGACTGCAGATAATCCTACAATATATCTTACAAGAGGTAAAACATACAAGTTTGGTGTTAATGCGTCTGGTCATCCATTTCAAATTAGATTATCAGATGGTGGTTCTGCATACAGCAATGGTGTAACAAATAATGGTGCTCAAACTGGTGATGTGATATTTACGGTGCCAATGAATGCACCGAATACGTTAGTGTATCAATGTACAGTTCATTCTGGAATGGTAGGTGATATTAAGATATTTAATGAAGATTCTTTTCTTGATTCATCGTCGGTTACTAATGTTATTGATGCAACATATATTCAAGCGAATCAAACTACATATGATTTTCTAGATTCATCAGAAGCTATAGCTCTTATAGACTCTGCATATGTACAAGCAAGACAAACAACCTATGATTTCTTAGATTCTGCTGAAACAATAGCTCTTATAGACTCTGCATATGTTCAAGCAAGACAATCTGGTGGTGAAATTACGATACAAGAAGAAGGATCATCATTAACGACTGCAGCTACTACATTAAATTTTGTAGGTTCGGCTGTTACAGCTTCAGGCACTGGAACAACAAAGACAATCACAATAAGTGATGGCGGAACAGATTCTGCTGCGACTATAGCTTTAATGAATGCTGCAGGATTAAATGTTCCTGATAATGTTAATATAACAGCTGGTGCTGATAGTGATTTAAAGATATACCATGATGGAAGCAGAAGTTACATAAGTGATCAAGGTACTGGCGAATTAAGAATATTAAGTAGTCAGTTAGAGATTAAAAATTCAAGTGATGACGCAACCGGAGCAGTGTTTACTGCAAACGGTGGTGCTAGTCTTTATTATAACAATTCGAAAAAACTTGAAACTACAGATTCAGGCGTAAACATAACAGGAGAAATTACTGCTGACTCGGCAACAATAAGCGGATTGAAATATCCAGCTTCTGATGGTCTTAATAATCAAGTGATAAGAACTGATGGAAGCGGTAACTTATCATTTGTCTCTGTAGCTGCGATAAGCGGAGCAATTGATTCTGCTGGAGTTATAAGCTTAATCGATTCTTCATATGTTGAATCTAAAATAATTGATGCAGAAGGCACAATAATTTCTATAGATTCTGATTTAACGACAACAGATTCCGCACAAGTTATACACACTTTCGACAAAACAACTTATAGAACAGTGAAATATATCGCGCAACTTGAATACGATACTGATAGCTCTTATCATTCAGAAGAATTATTAATAACTCATAATGGAACAGCTGTAGCAATGACTTCATACGCAAAAATATTGCTTGACTCTGATCTTGGTACATTTGATGCACGTGTTTCCGGAAGTAATATAGAACTTACATTAAGTCCAACAAAAGCGAACACAAGTGTTAAGTTGAGAGCTATAAGAACATTAGCATAATAAATAATATCATTAATATTAATTCATAAGGAGTACATATATAATGGAAAAACAAGATAATTCTAATGTCGTTATAATTGACGATAAAGAATATAAAATTGAAGATTTTAACAAAGAACAAACTTATCAAGTCAGACAAATTAGAGATTTACAAAATAAAGCTGCTAATCTTCGTTTTCAACTCGATCAACTCTTAGTAGCTGAGAAATCTTTTACTAATTCTCTTATAGAATCTGTAAGAGAAAAAGAACAAACAAATAATGAATAAAAATTTAAAACATATAAATATAATAAAACATTGGGGAGAGTGAACCGATGCCAACCGCGTTACAAAAAAACTTTATTGTCAAAAACGGACTTGAAGTCACTGAATCAATAAAGCTTGGTACTAAAGTTGTTACAAATTTAGTTGATTCTGACACAGTAACAACCATATCTAGTGGATCTTTTCCAACTTTCCCGAATAGCACAGTTACGCCCGCTCCAGGCACATTAGGCAATTTTGATTTAAGTTTTGATATAAAGCAAGAAACTCAACAAGCATCACTTACCGATGCTTCTTCTTCTGATGCATTTGGTATTACTCTTGAAGAAAAATATAGCTTAATGGATCCTTCTGGAGCAATTACAACTTTAGACTTAGGTACCATACCAACGTAAACTACTAGGAGCATATAATGCCAACTATACTGCAACTCAGACGCGGAACTACTTCTCAAAATAATTCATTCACTGGATCTGCTGGAGAGTTAAGCGCCGATACAACAATAAACACCTTAAGGCTGCACAATGGATCAGCTACTGGTGGGTTTGAGCTTACGCAAAACGCCGCCACTCAAACACTTACGAATAAAACCATTTCAGGCTCTGATAATACTATAACAAATATTCCTTCTTCTGCGCTCGCAAGTTCTTCTATTACCGTTACTGATGGCGCAACGTCAACGGCTACAGACTTAGGTGGAACAATTACTTTTTCTGGAACAACTAATGAAATTGAAGTTAGCGAAGCTTCAGGGACGATTACGATAGGTTTGCCGGATAGTGTTACGATTGGAAGTAATTTAACAGTTACTGGTGATTTGACAGTAAGTGGTACTACTACAACTATTAATTCATCAACAATCGAAGTTACTGATTCTTTTACCTTTGAAGGCTCTACACCTGATAACTTTGAAACAGTATTAACAATAACAGATCCAACTGCAGATAGAACAGTCACAATTCCAGATGCTACGGGTACTGTAGTTTTAAAAGATACTGCCGATTCTTTAGAAAATAAAACTTTAGTAGCTCCAAAAGAAAAAATGACTATTGTTGCAGGTGCCGCAGCCGGAACAATTACTTATAATGCTTCGACCCAGTCAGTTTTATATTACACAAATGATGCTTCTAGTAACTGGACACTAAACGTAAGAGGCAATTCTTCAACTACACTTGACTCAATAATGGCAATAGGTGAAAGTTTAACAATAGCGTATTTAGTAACTCAAGGGTCGACTGCGTATTATAATTCTGCAGTCACAATAGATGGATCATCAGTTACACCAAAATGGCAAGATGGTACTGCTCCATCAGCAGGAACAGCAAGTGGAATCGATGTTTATACTTACAATATAATAAAAACAGCCAGTGCAACTTTCACTGTACTAGCTACATTAAATGACTTCTCATAATGCCTTTAATAGCCGCACTAGCAGCCGGAGCCGCTGCAGTATATGGTTGGGGACGAGCAGTAGCAACTGCAGCTGGTGCTGCAGCCACAGCAATATACGACTGGAGCCCTAGAGTTACTCAAACACTCGAAAATCCAGATAAACTTGTAACTACTGGAGATTTTGCAAAATCTTTTTCAGGTGGAAGTTTTAACTGGAAAAATATTGTTATAAGTAATGATAACAGTACTATAGTTGTAGGGGCCCCTGATTCAGCAGAAACAATAAATGGTGTATTAGAGTATAATGTAGGTAAGGCTTTTGTGTATGAAAAAAATTCATCTGGAATATGGACACAGGTTGCTGAATTAACACCTAGTGACACAGAAGACTACATGGTTTTTGGCTCTGGTTTTGCGATTACTCCAGATGGTTCTACAATTGTGACTGGTGCCCAACGTAGTGATTCACAAAATAAAGGTGCTCTTTACATCTTCGAAAGACCAGGATCTGGCTGGACTGATGCAACAGAAACATTTAAACAAGAAGGAAATGTAGCTTCTTCTAGTTTTGGGCGAGACGTAGCTATTACGCCTGATGGTAACACTGTACTTGCTGGTCAAGGTGCATCTCTCTCAGCTGGTCAAATTCGTGTATTTACAAAAACAGGAGGGACATGGTCATATAGTACTTATTTTCGAGCATCAGATTACAGTAATGGTGACTATTTTGGAAGAAGCACAACATTAGCTGTGGATCCAAATGATGATACTAACTATATAGCAGCAATCAGTGCACCTGGTGGTGGTGCAGTATACATTTTTGAAGGATCTGGATCAACTTGGACGCAAAGGGATAAAATATCAAATTCTGATAGTAATTTTGGAGGATATCCTAATACTATATCTGAAGATGGAAACACGCTTGCAGTATCAACTAATGCTGATAAATTTTATGTTTATACGTATGACGGTAGTGCATGGTCAATTGAAGCAGAAATAACAAGAGATTATATAGTTGATGCAGCTGGAATATCGGATCTTCCAAATCCAGGAAATGGCCCTTATTTTGGAATAGCCATTACAATGACAAAAGACGGTAATACGATTGTCGCAGGTGAAAGAGAAGAAAAACGTTTATTTTCTCCAAATGCTGCAAATGTCTACAAAGATGGTGGTGCTGTATATATGTTTACTAGAAAAAATGGAAGCTGGAATTATTACAAAACCTTTAGAGATGAACTAAGTAATGATAGCAATATTGATTTGTTCGGAAAGGTTCTTATGCTTTCTGATGATGGAACTATTTTAGCGTTATCCGCAGAAAGAGAACAGCCTTGGGGTGCTGGTCAAAGTGGTAGAGTATACATATATGAAGCAAGCGAAAAACCTTTCTGGGAAGATGGCTCGTTAATGGAGACATTAGACAATGGTACAAGCTCTTCACGGTATGGCGCGAGTGGAGATCTTTCTGGCACTGGAGAATATGCAGTTGTTGGTGCTTGGGGGTATAACAGTTCTGTCGGAAGAGCATACATTTATAAAAGATCTGGCAGCACTTGGTCACAACAGGCAGCAATAGAAGCTCAAGATGGTGTAGGTGCAAATCTTGAACAAATGGGTTACTCTTCAGCCATGAATTATAGTGGAGATACTGTAGCTATAAGTCAACACAACGAAGATAGTGGAAAAGGAACAGTTCAAGTTTTTACAAGATCCGGATCAACGTGGTCTCATCAAGCAGAGTTACAGCCTACTGATCTTGCTACTAATGATTATTTTGGAAGAGGGCTTGCTTTTGCTGGATCAGGCATAGATATATCTGATGAGGGAGATGTGGTAGTAGTTGGAGCTTCGTACCAGGATTCTGGAGCAACAAGTAACACAGGAGCTGTATACATTTTTAGAAGGGCTTATGACAACACCTGGTCTCAAGAAGCCAAACTTACAGTTTCTCCAGTGACTGGTAATGATCAACTCGGTTCAGCTGTTGCTATATCTGGTGACGGTAAATATGTTGTTGTAGGAACACCATATGAAGATGGAGACTCAGCAGACTCTACTACTAGTGCTGGTGTTGTTTATGTATTTAGAAGAGATGTAACTGACTCTACTGCCCCATATCAATGGGCACAGCAAGCCAGATTAGTTTCTTCACCATCACAAGAAGTTAGTGATTATCTAGGTTGGTCTGTTGCTGTGAACTATGATGGTACAAAAATAGTATCCGGTGCAATATTAGATGAAATCGGTGTCTCAAATTCAGGAGTAGCCTATATATTTACTCGTTCTTTAACAGGAACAACGTGGTCATTAGAAGCTAAAATAGAGCCAAATGACAGAGCTGCAAGTGATAATTTTGGAAGTTCTGTTGATATTTCTGCTGATGGCAGTATTGTTGTAGTCGGCGCAAAACAAGATGACGATGGAGGGAATTCAAGCGGTGCTCTTTACTTTTTTGAAAATTCTTCTGGAGGTTGGGGTCAAGTAAAGAAAATAGCTGGTACATCTGCTTCTGCTGAGACTGGACAAACCAGCAGAATGTCTAGTGATGGAATGTATGCTATTGCTGGTAATTATAATTATAGCAGCGCTCAAGGGCAATCGTATATATACAAAGCAACAAATACACCAGTATCATACGACTGGTCAACGATCTCAACATTTAATGGCTTTCCATCTAATATGCCAAGTTCTGCTTCTAACACTAGATTCGGGTGTGACACTGCTATTTCTCCAAATGGAGAACACGCAATTGTAGGAGCTCTTAATTTTAATAGTGGTAAAGGTGCGTTTTATTATTATAAGAGGTCAAATCCTACTAGTAACTTCATAAGTTATAGCAATAAAACAGATGCACCAGATCAAAGTAATAATACCTTTTTTGGATGCTCTGTAGCTCTTAATTATAGAGGAGACATAGCATTCATAGGAGCTTATAATTATTCTAATGGAGGAGCTGCTTATGTTTACACGAGATCTGGAACGACGTGGACTGGCAGTTCAGCAATACAACCAAGTGATATAGCATCGGGTGATGAATTAGCTAGAGGTAGGGCTAATGGCGCTATGAATGGAAAAGGTATAGCAGCGTCCTATGACGGTAAAACTTTCGTAGCAGGAGCTCATTATCACGATCATAGTACATATAGTAATGCTGGAGCAGCATGGGTATTTGTTGAATCAGGAGGCACTTGGTCGCAGCAAGCTAAATTGACAGCATCAGACGCAGCTGCTAATGATCTTTTTGGTGAAAGATTGCATATATCTGGTAATGGTAATTATGTTGTCGCTGGTGCGAGATATAAAAGTGATGAACAAGGTGCTGCTTATATTTTTAAAAGAGCTGAAGGCGGAACATCATGGTCACAAGAAGCAAAATTAGTGCATCCTTCTCCAACAAATTACGATAGTTTTGGCGATGATGTCGCAATAGATGAATACGGTAAAACGGCTGTTATCGGTGTTCGTAGTGATGATGAAGGCAGCAATAATGCTGGATCAGCTCATGTTTTTGTAAGAAACGGCACTGCATGGACTCAACAGGCTGTTTTACAAGGAGATACTACTGCAAGTGGTGATGCATTTGGCACAGCTGTAGGTATTTCTGCTGATGGTAATATAATAGCAGTTGGGGCAGCCGATGATGACGATGGAGGCACTTCAAGTGGTGTCGTATTTGTTTTTACGAGATCTGGAACTACTTGGACACAACAGGGTAAAGTATATCCTTCATCATCATATGCAGGTTTTGGATATCAAGTTAATGTTTCTCCAACAGGCGATTTTATCATAGTTGGAGATGCTGAACAATCTACTGATGCTGGACGAATCTTTATTTATAAAACGGATGCTGATGGAAGCTAATCAAATTGTATAAATAATATAAAAGGATTTTAAAATGGCAAAGATGGAGATCTTATAATGCCTTTATTAGCAGCATTAGCAGCCGGAGCCGCTGCAGTATATGGTTGGGGCCGAGCAGTAGCAGCAGCTGCAGCAGAAGCTTTTTCTGGCGTATACGACTGGAACGGCTTTAAAGCTACTCAAATACTCGACAATCCAGATCCAGCTGCTAGTGATAGATTTGGTCGCGGTGATGGTCATCATATAAGTCATGATAATAATACTATTATTGTAGGTGTTTTTGATGATGATGATACTGTATCTGGAAGTGGATCTGGATATGTTTACACTAAATCAGATGGTGTATGGTCAAACGTTGCTAAATTAAAAGCAAGTGATCCTGCTAGTAGTGATAATTTGTTTTGGAGTGCAAGAATATCTGGAGATGGTAATACAGTAGTTGCTGGCATCGACTACGGTGGCAAGGTTTACATATATTCAAAACCAGAGTCTGGTTGGACTAATGCAACAGAAACTCAAAAAATAACTGGAACGTCGGTGGATTCAAGTGCAATTTATTTTGGGCATGCTGTAAGCATATCAGAAGACGGCAGCACAATAGCAGTGGGTGCTTATGGTACAAATAGCAGTGAAGGCGCAGTTTATATTTTTACAGAGTCAGGAGGCACTTGGTCATATCAAGCTAAATTAACTGCCAGTGATGGTGCGACAAGTGATACATTTGGTCGACACATAGATATTACTTCAGATGGTAATACAATAGCAATAGGCGCGGCTAACGATGATGACAATAGCACTAGTGCTTCTGGAAGTGTATATATCTTTACAAGGTCAGGCTCAACGTGGTCTCAAAGAGATAAAATAACAGCAGAAACTAATATAGGTACCAATGATAAGTTTGGTTGGAGAGTATCTATATCTAATGATGGAAATACGCTTGCTGTTGCAACAGATAACGCTGCTGGCTCCACAGATAATCAATTCTATGTATTTACATATGATGAAGGTTCGAGCTCATGGTCTCAAGAAGCAGAAATTACATACGGAGATGCATTAGCAGCTGCTGGTAGTACTGATTTGGAAATCACAGTAGTAGATACAGCGTTTGGTAATTATCCAACAATATCAGGTGATGGTAACACTATCTCTGTTGCTGCACCATTCGAAAAAGATCCAACTGAAACTTATCGAGCTGGTGCAGTTTATATATTTACTAGAAGTAACGGAACTTGGCAGTTTAAAAGAAGACTTACAGATGAAGTGTTAACACGAGCTAGAGATTATTATTTTGGAGAAAATACTAGACTATCAAATGATGGAACTCATTTATTAGCGCCTAGTTGGATTGAAACGGTTAATAGTCAGACTTTGGCTGGAAGATTGTACATATTTGAAGCAAGAGCAAAACCTTTCTGGGAAGATGGCTCGTTAACGGAAACGCTTACAGAACCATCAGGAAATTATTATGATACTGGGACGGGATTTGGTGCGAGCGCGACATTATCTGGCTTTGGCGATTATGCAGTTATAGGAGCTACTTCTTTTGATGAAGACCCCTTTAATCAAAATGCAGGAAGATCATATATTTTTAAAAGGTCTGGCAGTACATGGTCACAGCAAGCTGAGTTACAAGTTCAAGCTGGTCCAGATAGTACCGCAGAACAAATGGGTCATTCTTCAGCTATCAGCTATAATGGAGACACTGTAGCTATAAGTCAACATAATGAAGATGCTCAAAAGGGCACAGTTCAAGTTTTTACAAGATCTGGAACAACGTGGTCTCATCAAGCAGAGTTACAGCCTACTGATCTTGCTGCTGGTGATAGATTTGGTCAAGGCATAACTATGAATAGTACTCAGAATAAAGGTGTGGCCATATCTGACGATGGCAATGTTGTTGTAGTTGCCGCAATTCAGCATGAAGTTGGCGGGGTAACATTGGCAGGAGCTGTATACGTTTTTAGAAGAACTGGATCAAGTTGGTCTCAAGAACAAAAGTTTACAGTTTCACCAAATACCTCCCAAGATGCGTTTGGTTCTTCTGTTGCTATATCTGGTGATGGCAAATATATTATTGCGGGAGCTTATAGCGAAGATGGAGACTCAGCAGACTCATATACGAGCGCTGGTGCTGCCTATGTATTTAAAAAATCAGAAACTGCTAATACTTGGACGCAGCAAGCCAGATTTACAGCAGATCCGCTTGAAGCAACTGATTTCTTTGGCATAGATGTAGGAATAAATTATGATGGTACAAAAATAGTAGTAGGAGCACATTATGACGAATTTAATACTACGAGTTCAGGCGCGGCTTATATATTCACTCGTTCTTTAACAGGAACATCATGGTCACGAGAAGCAAAAATTGGTGCATTTGATGCAGCTGCAACTGATCTTTTTGGAAACGTGGTGGATATGTCTGCTGACGGTAATGTTGTTGCAATAGGCGCAATTTACGATGATGATGGTGCGACTTCTTCCGGATCTATCTACATCTATAATAGATATTCTGGCGCGTGGCAACTATCAAAAAAAATATCTGGTACTGCGACAACTCCTACAAACCTCGCGAGAAACTTAAAAATATCAAGTGACGGAATGTACATTATGAGCGGTAATATTAATGATAGTGAAGTATACATATACAAAGCAGGAGAAACGCCACCTGCAGCACTTGATTGGTCTACTGGAATTACCGGCACATTTCCAACTTCGACATTGGTACCGGCAATGACAGGGATATATGAAACTGCTTTACTTGAAACTTCTGCACAAGGTGGTGGTATCACTACTCAGATTGGTAGTGCCAGTTTTACATATAGTTCTTTAGCTGTTTCTGAAAATGGAAATATTATAGTAGGCGGTGCACCAAATTCTGGCCAAGGCGATGGCCAACTTCAGCTTATTTATAAACTACCAGGCAGTGCTTACGGTTGGAGTGCTACTACTTTAAGTTCGCCGTCTAGTGATAATACGTCTAGCTACGGTGATTCTGTAGCTATAAGTTATAATGGAAAAAGAATATTCGCTACACGACCAAAATTTAATTTTGGAAAAGGCGAGGTTTATGTTTATGATGATATTGGCTCCACGTCACCTTCTTGGTCTCGAACTGGTCCTATTACACAAAGCAGCCAAGTAAATCAGGATTATTTAGGTGAAGATCCACTTGATGGCGGTAAAGCTATAGCTTGCTCGCATGACGGTAAAATGTTTGTTGTTGGCGCGTATCAGAGTGATTATAACGGAACAACTAATGCTGGACAGGCATTTGTATTTACAGAATCAAATGGCACCTGGACACAAACATCCTCTTCTATAAATCCTGGTAGTTATAGGCTGAGTAGTGGCCATTTCGGTCATAGACTAGATATGTCTGGAGATGGTAGATATATTATAGCAGGTATGTATACTTATTCTAGTAACAGAGGATCTGCTTTTATTTTTACAAGAGCTGAAGGCTCAAATAGTTGGAGCCAAGAACAATTTATTACTGGTCCAGTCTCTGCATCATATTTCGGAAGAGATGTTGCAATAGACCAATATGGTAGTACTGCTGTTATTGGCGCTGATCGTGATGGCATAAGCAGTGCAGGAAAAGCTTATGTTTATATTAGAAATGGTAGCAACTGGACAAAACAAGCTGAATTAGAAGCAAGTGATAAAGCGTCTAGTGATTATTTTGGTTATAGTGTTGCCATTTCAGCTAATGGCAATGAAGTAGTAATTGGTGCGCCTGGAGATGGATCAACTGGAAGTACGTATGTTTTTACGAGAGATGGCACTACATGGACTCAACAATATAAAATAACTCAAGGCACTGCTGTTGGATATGTTACTCATATTTCTCCAACAGGTGAAACTGTTTTAGTCGGAGACCCATCTTATCTTAGCAATACAGGTCGATTCTTTATATATCAGGCTTACGAATCTAGTAGTTAATAGTTTATAAATAGTATAAAAGGATTTTAAAATGGCAGCTCCAACATCGCGCGCAACTCTTATAGACTATTGCAAAAGACGTCTTGGAGAACCGGTTATCGAAGTCAATGTAGACGAAGATCAACTGGAAGATAGAGTAGACGAAGCTTTACAGTATTATCGTGAGTTTCATTCAGACGCTACAATCAGAACATATCTTAAGCATCAGATAACAGCTGATGATGTGGCTAATGAGTATATTACTTTAGCGAGTAATATTATATTTGTTTCTAAGATGTTTCCTCTTTCAAGTTCATTTAATAACTCTAGAAATTTCTTTGACATTAAATATCAAATGATGTTAAATGATATTGCAGATCTTATGAATTTTGCTGGTGATTTAGCTTATTATGAACAAATGCAACAATATCTTTCTATGCTAGATATGAAATTAAACGGTACACCACAAGTTCAATTTTCAAGAAGACAAAATAGATTATATATTTTCGGTGATTTTGCAGACGGTGATATTAAAGTAGGCGATTATATAGTCGCAGAAGTTTATACAGAAGTAAGTGAAACTGATCATACTTCGATATTCAATGATATGTTTATTAAAGAATATACTACTGCATTAATTAAACAACAGTGGGGTCAAAACTTAATTAAGTTTGAAGGCATGCAATTACCAGGGGGAGTCATTTTAAACGGAAGACAGATATATGATGATGCAACTGCAGAGATTGCGACTCTTAGAGAGAACTTGAGATTAGAACACGAATTTCCACCCGATTTTTTCGTAGGATGATATGGCTACAAACTTTTATTTCAGTCAAAAAGTACGATCAGAGCAAAAGCTTTATGAAGATATAGTCATTGAAGCACTCAAGACCTACGGTCAAGACACGTACTATTTACCAAGAGACATTGTAAATGAAGACAAGATACTAGGTGATGATCCAGTATCAAGCTTCAACTCGTCTTATAAAGTTGAAATGTACATCGAAAACACTGAAGGTTTTGATGGTGAAGGAGATTTGTTTACTCGATTTGGTGTAGAGATAAGAGACGAAGCTACATTTATTGTTTCTCGTAGAAGGTGGGAACAAACTATACAAAGATATGATAACGAAATTACAGTCGCAAGACCAGCAGAAGGTGATTTAATATATTTGCCATTAAGTAAATCTTTCTTTCAAATCTCGCATGTTGAGCATGAACAACCTTTTTATCAATTAAGTAATCTACCAGTATACAAATTAAGATGTCAGTTATTCGAATACACTGGCGAACAAATGGATACTGGTGTAGATGTACTAGACAATTTAGAAGGTGCATACGCATACAAATATATTTTATCATTAAACAATTTAAGTGCTGCTTCATTTAAAGTAGGTGAAACTATTACATCTCCAAGTGGTGACACAACGATGAGAGGTGAAGTTGTTAAATTTTCTGACTCAGATAATAAGCTTCATGTAATTCATGCAGGTGCAGATGATGGTAAATATCATACGTTTGTAGATAGCGCGACAGTAACTGGACTAACAACTAATGCTACAGGCGTTATAACTCTTGTAGTTGAAGATAATCAACTATCTCAAAATGAACAAAATGCAGATTTTTCAACAGGTGCAGACTTCATTGATTTCAGTGAGTCTAATCCATTCGGCGATGTGAGTAATAACTAATGTTTGGTACACATTTCTATCATTCAAAAACTAAAAAAGCGGTAGCGCTGTTCGGCAGGCTTTTTAATAACATTTATATTATTCGCAAAAATTCTTCAGGTGCCGTTATTAGTCAGTTAAAAGTACCGCTGTCTTATGCGCCAAAACAAAAGTATCTTGAAAGAATAAGAGAGAATCCTAATCTAAATGAAGATACACAAGTTGCAATCAAGTTGCCTCGAATGTCATTTGAAATTACATCAATAGCTTATGATGCACAAAGACAGTTAGCAAAGGTTGGTAACTTTACAACAATATCTTCAACTGGTGATACATCAAAGAGACAAAAGTTTTTTAATCCAGTTCCATATTCAATAAACTTTCAACTTAACGCATATGCTAAATCACAAGATGACGCGTTACAGATCATTGAACAGATACTACCAACTTTCAATCCTCAGTATGCTCTTACAATAAAACCATTTCAAACTGAGTATCCTGATTTTAAAGAAGATATACAAGTAATAATTAATGGTGTAAGTTTTTCTGATGATTTTGAAGGAGCAATGGAACAAAGAAGAACAATAATTTACAGTTTGGACTTTGAGATGAAGCTAAGTTATCACGGTCCAATCACAGACAATAGTATCATTCGTGATGCTAGAACAAAGATATTTGACATCGGTGCTGGTTTAAATGATTCAGATATAGGATTAGAAACTATAGTGGTTACTCCTAATCCATCTGACGTTATTGGTCTTGATGATAGTACCTTTGGATTTTCAACAACAATTTTAGATAGTGCGAGTTAACAATGTATGAATATAGAGTAAAGATCGTTAAGATAGTCGATGGTGATACAGTAGACGTAGATATCGATTTAGGGTTTGGTGTGTGGATGCATAAAGAACGTATAAGATTATTTGGTATAGACACACCAGAATCAAGAACTCGAGATTTAGAAGAAAAGAAATATGGATTAGCTGCTAAAAAGTTTCTAACAGGTATGTTAGATGATGAAGGTGGTATCATTTTAAAGACGCATAAAGATAAAACTGGTAAGTTTGGAAGAATATTAGGTGAATTGTGGAGAACAACTAACTATGCTGATCAATCTATAAATAATTATATGATTGACAAACACCATGCAGTAATGTACTTAGGACAATCTAAAGATGATATTCAAGAACAGCATATTAAAAATCGTGAATTTGTGAACTTAGATGAGTGATAAAAAAGATATGGAAAAGTTTTTTCCGCCTGAAGAAAAAAATATCGATAATGATTACAAGTATTCTCGTGATACTTATTATGAATTAGTTGAAAAAGGAAAACAGAGTTTAGAACTCATGATGGAGGTTGCACGTGAAAGTGAGCATCCTCGAGCTTTTGAAGTCTTATCAGGAATGATAAAAAATATTTCTGATGTAAATGATAGACTTATGGACCTGAATAAGAAAAAGAAAGATATTGACAAAAAAGATGAGATTAAGAAAGTTGAAAACACTACAAATAATCTTTTTGTTGGTTCCACGACTGAGCTCCAAAAGCTACTAAAGAATGAATCGGAAATAGTCAATGTCACGCCAAAACCAGAATGAAAACTATCTAGGCAATCCTAATATCAAAAAAGACGGTATTACTTCTAACTTCACACAAGAAGAAGTATTAGAATACGCCAAGTGTATGAAAGATCCTGTCTATTTCGTAGAAAAGTATGCAAAGATTATCTCGCTTGATAAAGGATTAGTTCCTTTTGATTTATATCCTTATCAAAAAAAGATGTTTAAACAATTTGAAGATAATCGATTTAATATAGTTCTTGCATGCAGGCAATCTGGTAAATCAATATCAGCATGTGGTTATTTACTTTGGTTTGCGCTTTTTCAATCTGAAAAATCTATTGCTGTTTTAGCTAACAAAGGTGCAACTGCAAGAGAGATGTTAGCAAGAATTACGATTATGCTTGAAAACATACCTTTTTTTCTTCAGCCAGGAGTTAAAGCTCTGAATAAATCTAATATCGATTTTAGTAATAATAGTAGAATTATAGCAGCTGCAACCACCGGATCTTCTATTCGAGGTCTTTCAATTAACTTATTGTACTTAGATGAATTTGCATTTGTTGAAAGAGCTGCAGAATTCTATACTTCAACATATCCTGTTGTATCGTCTGGTGCAGATACTAAGATTATAGTAACATCAACGGCTAATGGTATTGGTAATACTTTTCATAAGATATGGGAAGGATCAATTCAAGGTGTTAATGAGTATAAAAACTTTAGAGTTGATTGGCATGACGTGCCAGGAAGAGATGAAAAGTGGAAAGAAGAAACAATAAATAACACATCTCAGATACAGTTTGATCAAGAATTTGGAAATACATTCTTTGGAACAGGAAACACATTAGTTAATGCACAAACATTATTAGAATTAAGAGCAACACCACCTAAAAAATATTTAGAAGGTGGAGATTGTTTAATTTATAAAGAACCAGTAAAAAACCATGAGTACATCTTAGTGGCTGATGTATCAAAGGGAAGAGGCCAGGACTATTCTTCCTTTAGTCTGATCGATATTAACGTTCGCCCTTTCGAGCAGGTAGCTGTGTATCGCAATAATACTATCTCGCCATTACTCTTCCCTAATATTATATATAAGTACGCGAATGTCTACAACAAAGCTTATTGTATCATTGAATCAAATGATCAAGGTTCTGTAGTATGTAATGGTTTATATTATGATTTAGAATATGAGAACGTTCATGTGGAATCTGCAGTAAAAGCGAATGCTGTAGGAGTAGATATAAATAGAAAGTCAAAGCGATTAGGCTGTAGTGCATTAAAAGATCTCTTAGAGAATAATAAATTAAAAGTTGTAGATGAACAAACCATATTAGAAATATCAACATTTGAGGCTAAAGGACAAACATATCAAGCTGCTGTAGGTAATCATGACGATTTAGTTATGAATCTCGTAATGTTTGGTTATTTCGTATCTTCATCATACTTTTCAAATTTAACTGATATTAACATTAAAGAAATGATATTTAAACAAAAACTTAAAGA